CAACAAGCTTTTACGCTTCAACAGCATAGAAATTTCAACTGGAAGCAGAACTTCCAGTAGCCTCCCAGCGTACACGCAAACAAACGCACACGCAAAACACACACACAAGATGAGTCAGGAACCGTCTGTCAAAATGGAAGTCGATGTCAAAGTCGAACGACAAGAAGAGCAGAAGGTGGAACCATCACAACCAGCGAGTGGATTGGAGGCCCTCGCACGCGCCGAATCACAGGCACCCCGCATGGCGGTACATCGTTACCGCTCTGTAGGTTTCGCTACCATCCCCCCGATGACTGAGCAAGAAAGAGATGAAATCTTGGATCGAGTTCGTCAGCGAGGTCCCACTTGTTGGGAAGAAGAGATGGTTTGGAATGCCAATGAGACGACGACGGTGATCTCGAACGACCGTTTATGGGACGTTAGCTTGCCAGCTTCAATGAATAGCGAGCTTTGTCGAGACCCGCACCCGGCTGTGGTTGGCCGGGGGGGATACGAGAGAGAATGGATCAGAATTCGCGAAAGTATGACCACGCATCAGTTGGTCCGAGTTTGTTTAACTTGGATCTCTGTGCTGCTTGCTATCGTGCCTCTGGCTAAGTTCCGAGCGTTCATGAGAAAGACGTTTGAGGACAACAATCGAGTATCCCGCCGAATCGCACTGCTGAATGCTAACAGACACATTCAGGACCTCGTACGAAACAATACGCCAGAAGAAGTGAGAGCCTTAAGGGTTATCGCAGGGAAGGCGCTTGTAGCTATGACGGCGGCTTTGTTCGCTGTGGAAGCACGTGCACAAGAGGTTTTGAATGAATCGTGGTTTGAGACCCCCAAGGAACGTTTCCAACGGGTACAGTTGAACCATGAGTTGTTCGTTTTTGCAGTTTTAGTGGTGTTGATTGCACTTCTCGTGTGGTTGGTTTTTACAATGCTTAGATGGCTTTGTAGAACGCCAACTCAGACTATCATCCCAACGGAGTGGAGAGCCAACGAAATCACCATTCGGGATTTGTCTACTGCTGAGTTAATCGGCTTATACGAGAAGTACACAATTAACGGCCCAAGAGGCGTGGAGCAAATCTACGTCAGAGTGTCAAACCAGAATTTGTCGTTCAAACAGCCAGGACTAAACCAAGATGTCGTGCCCTTTAATCAAATGGAGAGCGCGCAGCCTGGTTCTGTCCCGAAGCTAGTCCAACCAAAATATTGGCCTTCCTTCCTCTTCAAGCTTTATGCTGAAGTGGAGCCAGGAAAGTCCGTTTTTGTGGGCATGGCTGGCAGGTATCGTGATGCCTTGTTTTTCTGTCACCATCAGGTGGTGGAATTTCCAAGCTCCACGCGACTTGAAGGCAAACAGTGCGGCAAGCCAAAGCAATTTCTGGGAACCGTGAAGGACGTCATTGAGACGCCCTTTCCGGACATTGTATGCATGAAGGTTAGTGACCGATGGTGGTCTTCTTTCTTATCGGTGAAGTCAGTATCCGTTGCGAAAGAACCTTTCTGCGTGCAAATGGTCACCATCTTTGGTGCTGTTTCGGGTCAAGGGGATGACGAGTTGTACCATACCTCAGGGTTGGTAGACAGAGTCGATAACCGAGACCTACACAGAGCCTCTTCCAATTTGGGTTGGAGTGGCTCCTTCGGAATCGTTGGAATGTGGGATATTGACAACCCGCGAGCCAGATTCATCCACACTAATGGCAAGAATTGTGAGGATGGCCCTAACCAGGGTTTTCCTTTTGATTTGGTTGCTAGTTGGTGGGATGGCCGTGCTCAGCGGTTGATTCAGAGAAGTCTTCAAAAAGCAGGTAGATGTGAGGACTCCGAAGAGTACTTTTTCCAGTTCATTCAGGACCATGCCCGAGAAATTCGGGAAGCCAAGGTAGGTGTGAATCTCTTTCACGACCGACCGATGGGCGATGTGTTCATACGAATTGGAGGGAAGGATCGATATTTCTCAGACCGTGAGTATAGCGCCTTTATGCAAATTTCCGACTTCAACAAAGAAATGGGGAACGCCTGGACTCAAAACCAGACGATCGAGTTTTATAAGTTGTGGCACACAAATGGCTACGACCAAGAACCCGAGGATTTTATCCGCCAGCATTTTGGATTTGGAAAAGAAGATGAGGACGCGACAATCGACGAGTACGAAGACCCGAACCTAAACGAGAATATAACCGAGGAGGAAGAGAAAGAGTATTACCGTAATAATAATACAGCTCTCAATGACGCCTGCCTTGGTGAAACCTCGGAAGCGGTTCACGAACTCAGGAAAGCTAAGGAAATCCTGAGTGCCCAAAGCACACAAGCGGCCAAACTGATCACTCAAGAAAAAGAGGAGAAGATTGACCTAATCCGTAAAGAAATGGAACCGCTTACCAAAATTTTGCACGAACTGCAACAGCAGATCGTAGAGTTGCGCAAAGAAAGCGTAGCGAGACAGAAGGAAGTGGCGGAACAGTCTAAAGTGATGCAAGCGAACTACACGGAGCTGTTAAAGAAACAGAAAGCCGAGGAGCACGCTGCTACTATGGCTGCCCAAAAGGAGGCTAGTGCTAAGGCGAAGGAAGAGAAAGCCTCAAAGATAGAAGCTGAAAAGCGTAAGGCTATCGAAGCTGCGGCAGAAAAGAAAGCTGCTGCAGCGGCGGTCAAGGACAAGCCTCAAGAGGAGAAATCCCAGAAGGACAAGCCGAAGGACGTGGAGATTAAGGCCCCGCCCTCGAGCGCAGAGCTCGGACCGTCAGAGGCATCGTTCGAAGTGGTGATGGCAAAGAAACGCAAGAAATTCGACGCTAAGATGAAAGAGCTTAAGGCTAAATTCGAGGCGGAGGACAAAGCAAAGTCGAAGCCGTCAAACTCGAAGGCCCCTCAGAAGGCTCAGGGGGGTTCATCGAGCGCCACTGGTTTGAAACACTAAACCCAAATCAGCCTTTGTTCACACCAAAGTATGAAGTAGTGTTTTTGCCGATGTTTGAGGTGGAACATTTTGATGACAAATTTGTGATACCTCCGACGGATGCTCAAGCCGAACGTGACTCTTTCAATTTCCAGTCTACGGCGTTTAACGACAAGCCGCTTAAGGCGAATAAAGAGAAAATTCTTCAATCCATGGAATCCATGCTGAAGGACTATCAATTTAAGATCGCCGGCGACTTCCTGGAAGACACCCATATCAGACGAACGATTTGTCGTGTTGTGGCCACGCACGGAACCAAAAGTTCTGGAGCGCGGTTTGCACGCATGAAACTTCAGACGATAGCCGATGTCGCTGCTCATTTAGGTGAGGAGGGAATCTTCCACCTCGTAAAGGACATGCTGAACAAGCTGCTCGATCCATCCACGGACGTGAAGTATGTTTCAGAAGCCTTACGGGCGTTTGTCAAGAGAGAACCGCACAAGAGATCGAAAGCGCTTCAAAAGCGATGGCGACTCATCTTTGGTATGGATCTCGTTGATCGAATAATCGACGAGCTTTTGTATCATGAGATGCTTGAAACGGCTCTCAAGGCGAGCGGGAAAGGTCCGTTGAAGCCGGGGTACAACTTCCTTAAAGGAGGTGTGGACAAGATGGTCCGCAAGTACTCTAAGACCGCCTCTAAGTCTTGGCATTCATTTGATGCTAAGCAACATGATATGACGTGCTCGGAAGAGTCGTTGTGTCTTGTTCGGGATCTCAACATAAGGCTGTGCCGAAGTGTTGGGAGCCTCCGCGATAAGTGGGAGCACTTGGTTCGGAGGCGTGAGGAGGCCGTCTTGTACGGCTCGATCAACTTTTCTGATGGAACCTTAATCCGGAAGAAGCTGGGTGGAATCCAGCCGAGTGGTCGTCTCACTACCATTGACTCAAACAGCAAGATTGTGCTGTCTCTTCGCGTAGGATGGGACCTTGAGCGCGGAATCACACCTTGTGCAGACGAAAGTGTCTGCATGGGGGATGACACTGTGTTCGACAACATCGGGGAGCCGGAAGAATTCATAGCTTATTTACAAGAGCGTGGATACAACTGGACCCTAGAGTCGGAGAAGGGCGAATTCGCATCGCAAAACTTTTGCTCGATCAAATTCATTTTGAATGAGACCGGGCAATACGTTCCAGTACCAATTAATTGGGAAAAGAACGTGTTCAACCTTTGTCACCCAGAGAAAGGTTCTGAACAGTTTGTGAGTTCTGCGTTGATGTCTCTCTGTACTCTCTACGCATATGATGAGGAGCACTTCCCGTTGTTACACGGGCTTCTTGCTGAGCACGGAGGCGATAATTTCCGTTCACGTTCCTGGTTTAGGAATGTTGTGACGGGGGTTGAGTCTCCCGGTTCCACCGAAGCCACAGACGCATTGTGCGCAAGCGCGATGGCCTGTCTTGTGACTGCTTCGGTTGGGGCCTAAGTGCTCTAATGGTTTTAAACCTCACGCGTGCTTCCGCGTGAATAAGTTGTACCAGCTTTGTCAAAACAACTGATCTAGGAATGGGTAAGAAAACACCCAAGACG